TTGCAGTTACCTGACTTCCTCTTGTATTAATGCTTGGCTTTTTAATTGACATCTAAATATCCATATGGCTTATAAAGGTAAATTTCGACCAAAATATCCAACAAAATATCGTGGCGATCCTACAAACATTATTTATCGTTCTTTGTGGGAACGAAACTGTATGCGCTATTTTGATCAGAATCCAAACGTATTGAAATGGAGTTCTGAAGAAGTCATAGTACCATACAAGTCACCAATTGATGGTCGATACCATCGTTACTTTCCAGACTTTCTTATTCGTGTTAAGAACAAGCAAGGTGTTCTGGAGACTATTATGATTGAGGTTAAACCCTATAAGGAAACGAAAGAGCCGAAACCACAAACACGTCTTAGTAAGAAGTATTTATACGAGGTGAAGACATGGGGTATAAATAAGAGTAAATGGGAAGCGGCTATTGAGTTCTGTAAAGACAGAAAATGGAAATTTATGATCATTACAGAGAAAGAACTAGGGATTAAATATTAATGGCTACTGTCTTTGACGATCTACTCCTTAGAGGTGTTCGCTCTGGTGAAGCGCCAGGCAGGACACAAGCATCTAGGGATTGGTTCAGACAACAAGCACGACAATCACGCGGAGCAAGACCCACAGAGATTTCTAGAGATAGAGATCGTCTGGTGAATCGTGCTGGAATAGGTCGTATGTACTTCTTCTTCTATGATCCAAAGACAAAAGCTGATCTACCTTACTATGATACGTTTCCGCTCATCTTCAAGGTAGCAAATACAAAAGGTGGTTTCTATGGAATCAACCTTCACTATTTACCATATAAACTAAGAGCAAAGTTGATGGATTCTCTATACGAGATATCCAGTAATAGTAGATATGATGATACGACCAAATTGAATTTGTCATACAGATTATTGAATAGTGCGTCTAAATATAGATACTTTAAACCAACCTTTAAGAAGTATCTGAACAAGCATGTTCGTTCTAGGTTTGTAGAAATTAACCCATCCGAATGGGATATCGCTCTCTTCCTTCCAGTTGAAAGATTCGAGAAAGCATCCAAGTCTCAGGTATGGGCAGACAGTAGGAATATGATCACATGACTTTCAGTGTTCAAAACATCGTTGCTTCTCTCAACAAAACTGGCGTTGCAAAATCGTCTCACTTTGAAGTTCAGATCACAGGTCTTGGTGACTCCGATCTTGAACGTGATATGATGTTTAGATGCGATACCGCAGAACTTCCTGGCCGCACTATCACGACAGCAGAATACAAAATATATGGTCCTATTCAAAAGATACCATATGGTACACTCGTAGGTGATACTACCTTAGAGTTTCTTCTCAGTGAAGACATGAGAGAAAAGGAATACTTTGAAAGATGGATGAACACCATCTCTGGAACAAACAGCTTTGGTACATCTAATGGTACTTACAATATGGAGTATTATGATAGAATTACTGGACAAGTTAATATTCGTCAGTATGGTGAAGCAGGGCAGTTATCAAGTATACATACACTCATAGAAGCATATCCGATTAGTATTGCACCAATCGCTATGTCTTGGGGTGATGAAGCAGCCGCCAAATTAAGCATCGTCTTTGCTTATAGAGATTACAAAGTCGTATTCAACCGTTCCGATCAGCCGGGCTTGGGTTCTTCTTTTGGATTCTCATTTGGACCAGGCGGTTTTGCAGCAGCAGCAAATATTCCGGGTCTAGGAAATATTTCAGCACAAGGTGGGCTTGGTGCTGTAGGAACTGTAAACACACCATTTGGAGCGATTAGACTTTAATAACATAATGGAGTAAATTATGACATTACCAGCAATTAGCACACCAGAATTTTTTGATGTAATTCCATCAACAAAAGAAGAAATCATATACCGTCCTTTTCTCGTAGGTGAAGAAAAGAATCTTCTCATTGCACTAGAGGGAAAAGAACAAAAAGAGATTTCAAACGCAATTATAAAGGTACTAAAAGACTGCATCTTATCAGATATTGATATTACTAAGTTAGCAACATTTGACATCGAATATATGTTTTTAAAGATCAGAGGTAAGTCTGTAGGTGAAGTTATTACAGTACGAGTAGGTCATCAGGAATCTGATTGTAAACATAAGACAGAACTACAAGTAAACCTTGATGATATCAAAGTAGTGGGTGAAATCAAAAAATCTGAAGTAATGATTAATGATGATGTTGGTGTGAAACTAAGATACCCAACACTAAAGAGTGTTATGAATATGAAAGGTGATGATGCAGATTCTATGTTCACTATGATATGTGAAAACATCGAATGTCTGTATGATAAAGACAATATGTATTCTGACTTTACGCTTCAAGAAATTGAAGAGTGGGTTGGTAAGCTAAACAAGAATCAATTTAATAAGATTACAGAATTTTATGAAAGCATTCCTAAATTATCTCACGATATTACATGGAAATGTCCAGAGTGTGGAGAAGAAGAGACAATTAAGTTGGAGGGTTTGCAAAGTTTTTTTACCTTGCAATGATACATGATTCTCTAGCTAATATGTATCACATGAACTTTGCACTCATACAACATCATAAATATTCATTGACTGAACTAGATAACATGATCCCTTTTGAAAGGGAAATATATGTGACTTTACTAAAACAATACCTTGAAGAAGAAGAAGAAAAACTCAAATCAAGAAAGAGGTAAGTCACATGACAGAAAAAAAGACCATTGATGCAGCAGCCGTAGAAGGCATGGATACTAATGGTGATGGCCACATTTCACAAGAAGAAATGGAGATGAATTTGGAATTTAAAAGGAAGAAGATGGAAGATGAAGATGCACAAAGAGATGCAATCCGAAAGATGGCATGGTTCTCGCTAATCGGTTTGCTGGTGTATCCTATTGGTATTGCTATTACATCACTTCTTGGATTAGACAAAGCTGCTACGTTGATTGCTGATATTGCACCAACATACTTTGCATCTATTGCAGTACTAGTATCAGCATTCTTTGGTGCAGACGCATTCAGAAAGAAATAGGAATAAACCATGGCAGAGTTGCCCGAGGTAAAAGCTACAAACGATGCTTCTGATAGCAATGTAGAACAAAGACAGATATTACAGAAAAGTCTACGAGCAGGACTTAATAATGTTCGTAGGTCTGTCGATAATCTGAATACTACAGTTACAGAACTTTTAGAACTGCAAAGATCGGGCTGGGAAGCAACTCGGGCTCAAGAAGGTCTTGCGCTTGAAGCATCACGAGAAGCAAGTCGGCAAGGTGGTGGTGAAGGTGGTATTGGTGATGTTGATATTGCTGGAGATGTAAATCTTGATGCAAGTAAAGGCGGCTCTGGTCTGTTTGGGAAGATTGGTTCAGCTATTGCTGGCAGCATTGGTGGTCTATTTAAAGGACTTGGTATTGGTGGTGGTGCTTTGCTTGCTGGTGCTGGTATTCTTGCTGGCGGTGCTGGTTTCCTTCTAAAGCAAATCAATGAAATTGATGGTAAATCAATCAGAGCAAACATCAACGAACTTTTAGGTATCAAAGATGATTTTGGAGGAATGGGTAACTTCTTTTTAGAAGGTGGTCTATTCTTCTTAGCTATGACTGGTATTGGTGCTGGTCTTGCAGCATTTTCAATTGGAACCGGCGTAGCTGCGGCTGTAAATTACTTTACAGCAGATTCAAACTTTGCTGCAACTATTAGAGAAAATGTTCTCACACTTCTAAGTATTAGTGATGCAGCAGGCGGTAATCTATCGTTCTTAGCAGACTCAGCAACATTCGCTGCTGCAATGGGTGGATTAGGTCTTGGTCTAGTTGCATTTGCTATCGGCGGTGTAGCTGGCGCAGCATCTTCTGGTGTTGGTGACGCACTAAATTACTTTACTGGTGGTAACTGGGCCCAGAGTATCAAAGATAATGTTCTCACTCTATTATCTATTAATGATGCGGCTGGTGGTAATCTATCATTCTTAGCAGACTCAGCGGTGTTTGCTGCTGCAATGGCAGGACTTGGACTTGGACTTGTAGCGTTCTCCATTGGTGGTGTTGCTGGAGCGGCTGCATCGGGTGTTCAAGAATCAATCGAATACTTCACTGGTGTTGGTTGGGCAGAACAAATTAAACAAAATGTGATGACATTGCTGTCAATATCAGACTTGCCGGGTGTTGGTGCTGATAGTGCAATTTTTGTCGCATCAATGGCTGGTATCGGTGCAGGTCTAGTCGCATTTGCGATTGGTCAAGGCGCCACTAATATGGCCAACGCTCTCAACATGTTTGGTGAAGAAGATTTTGCAGAGCGTATCAAGAGACAAGTGGGTGTTCTTCTTTCTATCACAAATGATCCTAATGTCAGTGTAGCAAAAGCAACAGAGTTTTCATCGACACTAGGTATCATGGGTGCTGGTCTTGCAGCATTTGCTGGTGGTCAGTTCATTGGCGCACTTGCAAACGCAGCTTCAAGTGTTATGGGTTTCTTGACTGGCTCCGACTCTCCTATTGAAGAAATGGTCAAAGTCGCTGATAAAGCAGATGATCTTACCAGAGGTGCTAATGCGCTAGATAGAATTGGTGCAGCCTTACAGAAAATTTCTGGACTTAGATTTGATGGTAGCAGTCTGAATGTCAAAGAATTTGCAGATGATTTGATGGAATCTATTCCCGCGATTGAAGCTGCTATCATGGGCGGTACAATCGGAGGTAATTTTATTACTTCTGGTACACAGATTAAAGGTTTAGCGTCACCTGATATTGACTTTGATACAGCAACAGCAAGACTCGCTGGCCTAAGAACTGCTATGGGTTTATCTGGTCCAGATATTGATACAAGAAGTCAAGCAGTAAATCAATCGGCTTTGCTTGGTAGTGGTGGTGATCAGGCTCTTGATGCAAGCACCAACATAGTAACAAATTCATCTACATCCGTAAGACCAACTACAGTTGTTTCGGTATCCCCGCAAAGTCGTGTATCACGATGGGAAACTTCTGGTCAAATACCAGTAGGCTTTTAAAAGATTTCACAAGTTAAAAAAAGAGGGGGCCGAAGCCCCCTCAGTTTCTTGCTATAGGCATCAGTCCTCTTCAGCAAGTTTTTCAAAAAAGGAGAGTGTATCATCTTCTTCCGAACTAGCACTCACCGCTTCTTGCTTTGGA